TAATCGAGAATTCATAAAGTCTTTAAGGGGAATAAAATGGAATGCTATGTTAAAAAGATGGGAAACTGCTCCTTTGGATGAAGCACAAGCAGCCGAATTTACAAAAGAAACAATCAAAAAATTAAATCAGTTTAATAAAGAAGAATTATCGGATTATACAATCGGTGAATATACAGATGCTGATTTAGATTTGAAGAATCGTTTTAACGAATTTAAAGAAAATCTTAAAGGTGGAGTAATGAATGTAAAAAACAGCAAAGAATATCAAGAGTATATACAATTTCAAAAACGATTTAGACAATATTCATTTAACAATACACTTCTCATCTTTCTTCAAAAAAGAAATGCTACCCGTGTAGCAGGAGCTAGCACTTGGAGATCACTTAATAGAATAATAAAAAAAGATGAAAAAGCTCTTTGGATTTGGGGTCCCTTAAAAGCATATGATAAAAAGAAAAAAACTGATGAAGAAGATATTAAAATAGGGGAAGATCCTCTTAAAAAAGTTTCTTCAGGAGAAATAAAAGGATTTACGTTTTTCCCGGTTTTTGATATTAGTCAAACTGAACTTATGAAAGGTAAAGAAGACAAAATACCGAATGAAATTAAATGGTATGATGATGCTCCTTTGGACCAGCGCATGCGGATTATTTTTGATGCGGTAAAACAATATGCAACAGAAAATAACATTAAAATAGATATAAAGGCAGAAGACGAATTGAGTGGTGCACGAGGACTCAGTAAGGGAGGAACAATTGAACTTATTGGTGAAAGTTTAAGCACATTAATCCATGAAGTTGCTCATGAAATTCTGCATTGGAAAGACCGTGAAAATATGCCGGAACGTAAAATTCGTGAACTTCAGGCAGAAGGCGTGGCAAATTTTGTTCTTAGTGAATTCGACATACCGGCTCCGCATACCGAGAAGTATCTGGCTATTTGGCAAATAGATCCAGAGCATATTGACAAAAATTTTAATATTATAAAAGATGCTTCTGAAATTCTTATAAATTATATAAATAATTATATCGAACAAAAAGAAGCAAATATATGAAAAACGTTAATATAGAATATGATATGGATGAAAACGATCTGGATATCATTCTCCGGGATATTGTAAAAGAACACAAAAAGAAACCTTCTTTGGCATATATTTTTGAAAATTACAGTCAATTGTTGTCCGTGTTCAAACCGCATGTGATCAAAAAAACATTGGATAACATTCCTGAAGCTTATGATCATGCTCCTAGCGAAGGTGAGGAAAAGCAAAAGAAAAGTAAAAAAGAAAAAGACGAATTTGAAGATGAACCGCATGATATTGAAAGCGATCCGGAAAGCACCAAGGACGAAAGTAATTTTGCCAATGCATATGACAAGCTAATGGGTCAACTCAACGAAACCCATGTTCCGGAAGGTGATGATGAAGGACGTATGCTTGAATCTCAGCTTCGTACCATTCGGGATGATATTGACAAATTGCTTCCCAAAATACGTCCCAATGATCAATTTGAAAGTTGGGTGCAAAGCAAGGTTACTTTGGCAAAAGATTATGTTTCGGCTGTTACAGACTATATGACACAACATCACGCTAAATATCATAGCGATGATGATGGTGATCGGGGCAGTCATGATTTGAGTGATGATGCGGGGGCTTTGGCCAGTGCAGGTCACGGAACAGATGAAGATTATGGTTATTATGGTAGAAATGAAGACAACGAAGAAGTAAAAGAAGGTGTAGTCATGGAAAAGAAAGGTGCGCGTTGCACAAAGGTAACTGGTCAAATGCAATCCACACGCAGCGATAAAAAATATATGCGCTGTGCCAGGGTAGACGGAAAATTAAAACGGATACATTACGGTGATCCCAAAAGAAGGATTAAAAAGTCCAATCCTAAAAAGCGTCGTTCATTTCGGGCGCGGCACAAATGTTCCACTGCAAAACCCGGTACAGCAAAATACTTTAGTTGTAAAAATTGGATTTTTCCTTTTATATTGACCCTTTTACCTCTAATATAGTAAATAATACATATGAAATTTAATGACTTAGTAAATCATCTTCTTGAAGAAGCCACCAAGAAAAAAGCCAAACGGGATGCTTGTTATTATAAGGTAAAACGCCGATATAAAGTTTGGCCAAGTGCTTATGCTTCTGGAGCATTGTCGGCTTGCCGCAAACGTGGTGCAGCTAATTGGGGCAAAAGCAAAAAAAAATGACAGAAAAATTTGATAACTTGGTTGATTCCCTTATCAACGAAGCCAAATTTTCTCTTGAAAAGAAATATGGTCTTCGGGGTTGGTTCATGCGTAATAAAGGAAAGGGTTGGATTGATTGTAGAACCGGAAAACCCTGTGGTCGTCAGAAGGGGGAAAAACGCAAGGGATATCCGGCCTGTCGTCCCACCAAAAGTATGTGTAACAGCCGTAAACGTCTTAAAAAAAGCAGCAAACGGATTAGTTGGAAAAAGAAAGCACCCAAAAATAAATAACTTATATGCAAAAAGACACACACAGTATTTTTGATATTTATTGCAACAAAATCATAGGCGAAATGGTTAATGCTCAACATCTTTCCAGCAAGTCTTCTTTTGATGAAAATAAAAAAGATTATTTGGCTTATGTCAATGATATTGAAAGTTTTATAAAAAGCTATCGGGATGAATTCTCAGAAAAGCCGGAATCTTCTTTATTGGCCACGTTTAGCAAAGCTGCTGTAAAAGGTGCCGATGATTTGCTTAAAAGGGTTGCTGCCGACACCACCAAACTTACCGGAGGTGATATTAATGCAGAAAGTCCTGAAATTCTCAAGTCCAGGCAAATACAGCGCAGTGTTACCGAAGTTTTGGAAGATCTTAAAAAGAATGACATGACTTATTTGAAGATGGCTGCACAAAAGCTATTGGATTTAAAACAAACTTTGATATCTTAACATTGTGAAGTTTGGTTCTCTAGTAGATCTAATTTTAGAAAATCGAGAATTTATAGACTGGAACAAAAACTACGGAAAAACCTTTAAACTGGTGCACACACCAGAAGGAAGACAATCGGAAGGTTCCGAATGGACACCAGATCTGATATCAGTGGTAACACCTGAAAATGGTGATGCTTGGAACAGTTGGAAAGAGGTTCCGTCTGAAATATTGTCAAAATGGAAACTTAATTGGAAACAAATACAAAAATCTTTGGGTCAACACAAGTATGATCAGATAATCAGGTCCGGGCAAAAATTGTCAAAATAGTTAAATATTCTTATGAAGAAAGGCATATGCAAACTGGCTCCAAATGAGGTGCATAAAGGTGACAAGATCAAGAACACCAATCCAGATTGCAAACACTACCAAAGCAAGGGCGTTGTCACCAAAGTCAGCAAGATAAAAGGTAAAAAAGGAAATGTTGTGGGCAACAAGGTGGAATACAAAGCCAGCAACAAAGGCAAACACTGGAAAAAAGGCGATAAGCTGGAAAAAACCGAGATACAGCTGAATAAAGAATCATTCAAACCTTTTCGTTTCTTTTTTGAAAAACATTGTCCAAATACAGTTGGTATTGTGGAAAAAGTTTATATTGATGGATTGGGAAACGTGGATGCCAAAATAGATAGCGGAAACGACAGCAACAATGTGCTTTGTGGAACTGATATTCAATTGATTGAAAAGGGTGGTCACAAATATGCTAAATTTAAAAGTGTGGGAAACAAAGAACTGACTCGTCCCCTTTTAGACATGGTCAGCATACATATTGGAGCCGGTGAAGAAGAAAAACGTCCCCTGGTTGCATTGGACATTGTGTTTGGGGGCAGTCTTTACAAAATGGTTCCGTTCAGTATCGGGGATCGAACTCAAAACGATCAGCCAGTTCTTATTGGAAAAAAATTTCTGCAGGAGCTGGGTGTGGTTATTGATGTGAATAAAAAATACACATTTCCAGAATATGATGAGAAGGGTGGAAAATTCAGTGAAAAACCTTTTCTAAATTATGTGCAAAATCCTCCGGCACAAGTTGGTGGTGGAAACACGGTTGGTCGGGATGTGGCTTAACGATAACCTAAAAAATCCAAACAACTATTCAAGTTATATTGATCAATCCTGTCAATAACATGGCTGGGAGCAAATCTTGGCTGTGTATCAAACCTTAAACCAGTTTCCTCTCCGGTTAACAATATGTCCTCCACAAAGTCCATGGCTCCAAATTTTTTCAAAAATCGATAATAAGGGTCTTTTTCAAAATCAGTTTCAAGCAGAACCGTATGCTTTAGATCAATATGCGCCACCATTGTCAGCGTTCGAAAACAGCTTATGCTGCTGGGTGGGTTAACCAACTGTGCATTTATGATGATATGCACCTTAATATTTAATAAATAATAGTGTGAATTTTGAAAAAATAATGCTTCGAACGGTGGTAGAAAAACTGAAGCTGCGCCGGATGCGATTCAGGGTTGACCCGGCCATCAGCAATCTGGAAGACTTTGACGGCAATACCAGTTACGAAGGTTATATCCTGAATGAAAACGAAGGGGTCTTGAATATTTTGGTGGTGGATCCAAACAATCAAGTTCGTCAAACCGCAGTATTTGCCAAAGGATTGAATGTGCTTTCAAATAATCTGGTTGAATTTAAACGAAATCTAATTCGGATCATTCTTAAAAAAGTGCCGGAACAAGTATTGGAGCAGATTCAAAATGCATCCACATTTGATGAGGTTGAACAATTGGCCAAACAAAACGGTGCAACCGAAGATGATATAAAAAATGCTTATCGTTCTTTCAACACAGAATCCACCCTGAACGAACAAGATTATTTAGATAAGGCAACTCAAAAAGCAGGAGAGCTTACTGCTGCAGTAGCTTCAAGAATTCCCGGTGCAAAAGGAACAGGACCTATTAGAAGATTGGTTAGAAAAACTGGAGATATTGGTAAAGAAGTTTTATTTGGAAAAAACGCAAAAACATTTGGTCAAAAAGTTTTCGGTGCCGCCAACATAATGAGAAGAGTGGGAGAAACTTTAAAAAAATTTGGTCCCGGAGGATCCGGGAACTTTCAATTCAAAGATCGTTCTGGGTTTTATCACAAAGACAAACCCCGAACTGGGCAAAAATTTTCAATAAACTACAGTAAAAACGCAAAAGATTACCAGATTACAGCAACTGTTTCAGGTGAAAAGACATCTGGAAATAAAAAATTTATTCAATTAAGAAACGTTTCTGTGAATCCTCCATTTGAAGATTATGAAAAAGTAAACGGAATTCTTATCGAATTTGATTTAAATGATTCTCGTGCTAATTTTTTTGTATATGATAATACCAACAAATTGCGAGATGAATTTTCAACGCGATTACAATACGATAGTTCCACAAAAACATGGGAGGGAACTGAACCTGGTAGAACAGAAGAGAAGAAAGATGATGAGAAAGATGATAAGACATATGGTAATAAAAAACAGGTTGTGGCTAGTCGAGCAGATATAAAAGCTCTTTCCAATAGTAAAGGATATGATCAGTACCAAGAACGTTATGGTAAACAAAGACTTTTGTTTAAGATAAAGGGCGAAAATATTTATTTTGATAGTAATTACAATATACAGAAACCAAAACTAAAACCTTGAAAACAAAATAAAAATATGAATACAATTAATGAAAAAAAAATGACATCGGGTCAAAAAAAGAAACGAGAGAAGATTGTTAAAAGTATGAAAAAAGGATTGAAAGGCATGAAAGAACGTTATGGTAAACGAGCCAAGGAAGTCATGTATGCCACTGCCACAAAACAAGCCATGAAGGAAAGTGCTTCGTTTGATGAACTTGTAGGAAAGATACTGTCGGAAAGTTACAAGTTAGAAAAAAAAACTTGACTTTTTTTGAGAAAAAATTAAGTATCTTTGGATAAAACCAAAGTTAGCTTTATATTAATATATAATACTATTATAAATATTATACAATATATAATACTATTATAAAATAATATAGATATTATATTAATTTTTATAAGATAATATATGACTTATAAGATAAAAGATATTATAGATAATAATAAGACCTTCGACAAAGAAAAGGTGGAACAGTTTTTCAAAACGGGTTTAGAACTGGGTGTGTTTAGGGTATCTGGTAATGAAGGCAGTGACATCATTTATGAAAATGTAATATTGGAAAACAAAAAAGCTGATACAGTTCTTTTAAATGAAGTGGAAAAGGATCAACCCAAACTTGTTGAGCAGGAAAATACGGGTGTTAAGCCTGCTCCGGTTGGAAACAAAATAACAACGGGTTGGAGCAATCCGTTTGGTGGAACAAGTTGGGGATCATAAATTGCGTTCACTTGAATCAGTTGAAAGACTTAGCGACCCGAACAGAAAAAGTTTCGAGAACCAAGTGTTGGATCAGTTTGCAAAAATAGTACACTCATTTGAACCAGAGAAAAAAGAACAGATAACTAAGAATGAATTAAAACAAATAGGTTTTGAGGATGCCATCCGTGAATTATTAGAATTAAACAGAAAAAAAAAGTAAATATAGTTAATGGGAAAAAAGAATAGGGGAAAAGATTCCTCTAAAAAACTCGTTGAGCAAAACTTGTTTTTAAATTTTGAAATTAATCAACGTTTTAATCTAAGTGAGGTGCATAAGAGCTTTGTAGAGTGTGGTCTTAATTCAGAAAGTAAAATTATATTTTGTGACGGTGTGGCAGGCACCAGCAAAACATATCTGAGTGTTTATTGTGCTCTTGAACTTTTGAAAAAACGCGAGATTGAAAAAATTGTATACATCCGTTCTTTAACTGAATCAGGCAAGCGTTTGCTTGGTAGTCTGCCTGGAGAAGTTGATGATAAATTTAAACCTTGGAGCATTCCTCTTCTTGAAAAGTGTGATGAACTTATCAACATCAGTGTGACGAATGCTCTTTTACATCAGCATGTGATCAAAAGCACACCTATCAATTATCTTCGGGGCGTGACTTTTAATGATGCAGCCGTGATTGTGGACGAGTTTCAAAATCTTGTGAAAGAAGAAGCTATAACTGTTTTGAGTCGTTTTGGTAAAAATTGCAAAATGTTTGTGGTGGGAGACAGCATGCAAAGTGATATTGCGGAAAAAAGCGGTATAAAAGCAATCATTAATGCTTTTAACACAACCGAAAGCAAGGAACACGGCATTCATGTGTTTCATTTCACTGAAAACGAGATTACTCGTAGCAAAATGCTCAAGTATATTGTTAAGGTTATTAGTAATATTAAAAACGAACAGCCCCAAAATAAAAATAAAAAATAATTGATTACCCCAGGTATTTGATAAAATACCTATATGCGCATAGCTGTTAGCGGAGCCGGACGAATGGGTAAAACCACTTTTGTAAAGGATTTTTTAAATAATTGGCCCGATTACAAAACACCGGAAAAAACATATCGCAAGGTGATTGAGGAGGACAAGCACAGCCAAAAAACAAACGGAAAGATACAACTGAAGGTGTTGAATGAACTGATAGGGCAAACAAATGGATATACCCGTTCTGACAATGTGATTCATGATCGTTGTCCCCTGGACAATCTGGTTTACAGCATGTGGGCTTATGAAAAGGAATTGAAGGGATGCGACGCTATTTTTATGGAAAAAACCATTGCACTCATGAAAGAAAGCATGCGCAATCTGGATATTATATTTCTTATCACTACAAGTCCGGCCAATAAGATTGTGCTTCGGGAAGGTGATACCAAGAAAGATCTGAAATATCTGGAGGAAATTGACAATCTTTTCAAGGAAATATATGGTCGGTATCGCAAAGATGGTTGTTACGCTTTCTTTCCCAAGGATGATTCTCCTGCAATTATTGATATTCACGGAAATCCGCAGGAACGTATTGCCATGGCCAAACTTTATGTCACTCCGGATGGTGGAACTTTTGGCGAGGATCAAGCAATATTCAATCCGCAGGAACTTTTGCAGATGGAGGAACTTCTCAAGCAACAAAAAGAAACGCTTCAGGTGGAAAACAAAGAAAAGGATCTGTACCGAAAATTTGGTCTTTAATAAGCTGTCCCGTTTTTGTAAATATAAGTAATGGGACTTATTGTAAATTTTAGTGATTTTGTAAATAAAACGGGAACCAGTCTTTCTGCTTCTGATTATCTTGTTGGCTTCACAACCAATCTGGACGGTTCCCGGCAAGAAATAAAGCTAACCGTTGCAGATCTTATAACTTTTGTTGAAAGCAATAGTGCCAACGACCTTTATACTATTTTATCAACAAACAGTGCCAAATGGGACAGTGCTTATTCCAGCATTAATGGTTTAAGCAGCGGTTTATCTCTTGTTTTCAATAATAGCGGAAATTGGGAAGGAAACTATGCAACAGTAAACAGCAATTCAGCTTACTGGACAACGGCATATAACACAGTTCAAACACTAACTGGAAACTTTTTAAATGTAAACAGCAATTATTTTGTAATAAATTTTGGCAATCAGAACTTATATAATAAAAAATTGATAAACATTTTTCATGATGATACAATCACCGCAAAGGTTGAAAATGATGTTAGCGTTGGATTTAGTTGTAAAATCTTTAACAATTCAACTCATTATGTTATTTTAAGTGCTTATTCTCCATTTAATTATAATGGAAAAGGTCAGTATTTGAATGATCAATATGGATTGGTGAATCTGGAATGGGACGGCAGTTTTGCTTATGGCTATGGAGATTTGGAGAGTGCAATTGGACCGGCATATCCAGATGCGTTGCTGACAGATGAGGATGCATATCTTTTGCAGGAGGACGATTCATTAATTCTTTACTAAATAACTAAATAATACTATGGCCAACAAACGCATCACTCAACTAAACGAATTCACAGGAAATCCGGCTGCAAATGACGTTTTTGTATTTGTACAAAATTCTTCTCTTTCCACATACAAAATCACATACAGCAATCTGCTTTCTTCCAATAACATCAATGTAAACAGCGTTTATACAACAGTTAGAGATAACAGTGCTTACTGGGATGAAGAGAATGCTTTAGTTGCACCTCTCCAAAGTGCCAGTGCCAATTGGAACAATACATATACACAATTCAGCACCAATAGCGCAACCTATGCCACCATAGGATTTGCAGATGGAAAGTTTTTGCCTCTTAGCGGAGGAGCAATTACAGGAAACATTACGTCCACAGGAACCTTGAGCACAAACAATAATGCAACATTCGCATCTTTGAGCACGATCAACATAAATGTGGATAATTTTAGCAATACCGTCGGACTATCAACAGGGGTTTATTTGTCAATAACAGTGGCAGGAAGCGCTTTCAAAATTCCTCTGTATTTTGAATCGTAAAACATGGGGAGGAATTTTGCTCCCTGAAAGTTGAAACATGAGCGCTTTTAACCAGCTATACAATTATAAAGCAAACTGGAACAACAGTTATTCCACAACTAAAGAAATCAGTTCTTATTGGAATGCAGGAGGCGCAGGCCCCACAACAGTATATGATTACCTTTCTACCAATAATGTTGTTATACAATCTTCCACCATATTAAATTATCTTTCTGTTGTTGGAGATGCCACAGTTTTAGGAAATCTGACAGCTTACGGAGATACGACGTTTGTTAACACTTTAGTGACTGTAACCACAGCAGCATCTGGAGAATTTAATAATTTGCTCGTGGGATCATTAACGGCAAATGAATTTTTTAACATAAATTTTAATAATCTTTATACCAATCTTGTTTATAATAGTACTGCTTATTTGTCTGCTTATGACATGTCATTGATCAATGCAAACAGTTCCACATGGGACACAGCTTATACCAATCTTGTTAATAACAGTGCCAGTTATCTTACCGGATCAGGAGCCAATCTTGGAAATATACCAATTCTTTCAGCCAGTTGGACCGAAGCATATACCAATCTTGTTTATAATAGTACTGCTTATTTGTCTGCTTATGACATGTCATTGATCAATGCAAACAGTTCCACATGGGACACAGCTTATACCAATCTTGTTAATAATAGTGCTACATGGGTAGTGGGTTCAGCAAGTTCTACCGATAATGCAATAGCAAGATATGACTCGACTACTGGAAAATTATTACAAAATAGTTTAGTTACTATAAATGATCTTGGTGCTATTATTGCTCCAGAAGCAGGCAGCGTAATACCATTCTACTTTAGTAATCAAGCAGCTTTTCCGGGTGCTAATACAGCTCATGGTGCGGTGGCACATAGTCATTCTGATGGCAAAATGTACTTTTCACACGGCGGTAGTTGGATTGCGTTGGCAAACGCTTCAGATATAGCAGCATTTCTTCCCCTAGCAGGGGGAAATATTTCCGGTGATCTTACTATAGCAGGCAGTCTCACAGCACATGGTAATTTCACGGTTCTTGATACACTTGTAACAGTCACAAGTGCACTCAGTGTTTTGAACACAGGAACAGGACCGGCTCTTGTGGTTCGTCAAACCGGATCACAACCAATAGCCCAATTTTATGATAATGAAAGTGGTCCTGCTCTCTATATTGCAAACGACGGGAAAGTAGGCATAGGATCTGAGACACCAGATACCAATCTTTTTGTGACAGGAACTACATATGTTGAACAAATTAAAGAAAAAGTCACACTATCTGCTTCTCAGGCAAACAGCACTGTTAACTTTGATATTCGTACCCAATCAGTTCTTTTCCTGACGTTAAGTTCAACCGGAAATTGGACTGTGAATTTTCGGGCAGATGCCAGCAACAGTTTGAACAACATTATGAGTGTCGGTCAATCTTTCACCTGCGTGGCCATAGTGTCCACCGGAACAACCACTTATTATAACAGTGCAGTGCAAATCGACGGATCAACATATGTGCCTTATTATCTGAATGGTTTGGCCCCTCAAGCCGTGATTTCCAGCCACAACAGCATTCAAAATTATGCATATACCATCATTAAACGAGGCAATGCTGTGTTTAATGTGCTTGCCTCTGTGAATGAATACTACTAATGCCCGCTAAAAGCACATTTGGTTCTGCCTCGGTAATACCGTTTAGCAACACTCAGACTTCTTACAATATACAGAGGAGTCTTCGGTTCAACTCCGCTGATTTGGCGCATTTGAGCAGAACGCCAGACTCGGCTGGAAACAGGAAAACTTGGACTTGGAGCGGGTGGATTAAAAAGAGTGGTTCTGCGAATTCGAATTACGTTTTTAACACTGGAACTGACGGCACTAATCCTCACGGTTATCTGTATTTTAGTGGGGATTTACTTGCTTATTGGGACAGGAGGCAGGCAGGCGATGGGATTGTTTTACAGACAAACGCAGTTTTTCGTGATCCATCTAGCTGGTATCATATTGTTCTTGCAGTTGACACAACTCAAGCAACAAACACAAACAGGGCAAAGCTTTATGTAAATGGATCTGAAGTTACTTCTTTTGGTATTGCCAATTACCCAAACCAAAATGAAGATTCATATTTTAACAGGGCGGCAGAGCATAGGATTGGGGGGATTACATCAAACTTTTTCAACGGCTACCTAGCCGAAATCAACTTCATCGACGGCCAAGCCCTGACCCCGTCTAGCTTTGGATACACAGATCCTTCTACTGATGTATGGATGCCAAAAAAATACGCAGGAACATATGGAACCAATGGCTTTTATCTCAACTTTTCTGACAATTCTTCGTTAACAACAAGCAGTAATGTTGGCATTGGAAAAGACTTTAGCGGAAATTCAAATTATTGGGCTACCAATGCAATATCTATAAACGCAGGCCCAGACAACGACAGCTTTGTGGACAGCCCGACCAATTACGGAACCGATACTGGCTTGGGCGGGGAGGTGAGGGGGAATTATGCGACGTTTAGTCCGATTGATGTTGGTGGCTCTACTTTAACAAATGGAAATTTGGATATATCCTCAGGAGCTAATCAATATAGATCTTCAACAATTAACTTGCCCACAAAGGGAAAATGGTATTTTGAATTTACAGTAAACTCATTAGGAGCCACAAACACTGGATTTTGGATTGTAACAAATCAGGGTGGAGTATTCGGACTTCCAGTGAGCGGAGCGTACAGAATACTTAAAGATGCGTCTGATATTTCTGTATCTGGATCTGGAACCCCAGCGGCAGGTCATGTCATGAAAGTTGCGTATGATGCCGATGGCGGAAAAATATGGTTTGGAAGAGATACTTTGTGGTTTTCAAATGCAGGAAATACAACAAGCGATCCAAATACAAATAGCAATCCATCATTTTCTGGACTTACTCCGACAACAAACGATTTTATTTATATAAACCAAGCAGGCGGAGGAGCAGCTACTTGCACGGGAACAATCAACTTCGGCCAACGCCCCTTCGCCTACGCCGCCCCGTCTGGCTTCAAAGCTCTCTGCACAACCAATCTACCTGCCCCAGTCATTAAAAAACCCCAGGCACATTTTGATGCAATCACATATAACGGAACAGGAACCACGTTTGTGTCCCCTTCTGCATTGGCA